AAACTGACACAGCCGCTTGCAGATTTAATCGTGCAACCTCACCAAGCTGCATATTGCTCACAAATTCAAATCAACGTAGGTGGTAGAGATGAATAGCTATCTACTACCTACGGGGTCAAGCAAGCTAGAAAAACAATTATCGAATACATTTTCAGCCATTGCAGAAATTCCTGTGCCAATTCGCCTTTTATGGAGCGCTGACCATTGCCCCGTGAATTTATTGCCGTGGCTTGCTTGGTCACTCTCAATTGATGAATGGGACGATGACTGGAGTGAAGATAATAAACGGAAAGCCATTTTAAATAGCATTCACGTTCATAAACATAAAGGAACAATTTCAGCCATTCGCCGAGTGATGAAGTCAGTGGGTTATGGCGAAGTGGATATTATAGAAAATCAATCACTTAAAACATGGAATGGTGAACTAAGTTTTGATGGGTCAGACACCTTTGAGCATGAAGGAATGCACTGGGCAGAATACAAAATTGTGTTACATCAGCCAATTACCATTGAAGAATCAAAACAAGTGCGGCGGATTTTAAATGAAAATGCCCCTGCACGTTGTCATTTGGTTGCGTTTAATTTTACAAGGGCCGGTCATCGTTGGGATGGCGAAATCAATTTCGACGGAAACTTTACTTTTGGAGAAGTATAAATGGGGAAAATTACCGAACAACCACAATGGGAAGATGATGTCTATCTCATTGAAAAACAAGACAAGGTATTAGGTGGCGAACTTGGCGTAATTAACGTACAAGCTAAACAACTCGCCAACCGAACAAAATATTTAAAAGGCAAAGTGGACGATATAGACAGAGACCGCACAGGCTACGCTCCAAAAGCTAGCCCAGAGTTCACAGGCATTCCAACCGCCCCAACAGCTAATTCAGGCACGAACAGCACACAAATCGCCACAACCGAATTTGTGAAAAACGCAATCGCCGCATTGGTAGGTTCAGCCCCTGCAGCATTGGACACGTTGGAAGAATTGGCACGAGCATTAGCAGGCGATGCAAACTTAAAAGCGACTTTGCTCGCTGAAATCGGGAAAAAAGCCAACGCCACTGATTTTTATGCATTACATGATTTATTTATTGGTATCCCTATACCTTATCCGCTCTCTACCGTCCCTGCAGGTTGCTTGGCCATGAACGGACAGCGGTTTGATACTCGCCGTTATCAAAAATTGGCACATAAATATCCATCAGGACAGCTGCCAGATATGCGTGGCGAATTTATTCGTGGGTTGGATAATGGGCGTGGTGTTGATGCTGGGCGTGGGATGTTGAGTGCTCAAGATGATGGCTTCAAAAGTCATGAACATACCTTAAACGTTGCATGTTCACCTAGCGGTTCATCAAATAGAAATGAACTAGGATGGGGGTTAGATGGTTCTGATAAAGTTGCAGTAAAAATGAATGCTAATGATACCCTTTATGGTGAAACACCATATTTAGTTAATCGTTCTGGCGGTAATGAAACCCGCCCTCGCAACATCGCCTATCACTACATCTGCCTAGCCGAATAAGGAGTACAACATGACCGTAACATTTAATCAAGAAGGTTTTGCCGAAAAAAGTGGTGAAGTCACTGTGTATTGCACTGACAACCAAGGAATTTACAGTCACACCACGGCTGAATATGTGAGCGAAGGCGGCAGCATTTCAGCAGGCAGTTATTTAGACGCACCGCCAAAACAGAAACAAGGCTTTATCATTGTGCGAGCAGATAACAGTTGGCAATACCAAGTTGACCATCGCGGAACCTATTACAGCAAAGAAACAGGCGAAAAAGTAGAACATACAGCACTGGGTGAATTGCCAGAAGATTTAACCGCACTTGCACCACTTGCTGAACCGTGCAAATGGAACGGTACAGCATGGGTAAAAGATGAAGCGAAAATTGTCGAGCTGTTTATACAACGCAAAGAAGCCTTACTCGCCACGCTTGCCAATAAAGCCGATACGCTTAAATCTAGCTTGCTGGTTGGCTATCCGCAAACAGAGATTGAAAGCTTCTATCGCCAAGAGAAAGAAGCCTTAGCATGGAAAGCTGATAATAAAGCTGATACCCCAATGCTTAAACAAATCGCAAGAGTGCGTGGCGTTCCTTTTGATGTGTTAGTTGAGAAAGTTATAGAGAAAGCATCGCAGTTTGCAGTTGCTATCGGTTTGATTATTGGGCAAAGACAGGCGTTTGAAGATCGCTTGCTTGCTACGAAAACATTAGAAGAACTCACCGCACTTGAAAAGGAAATTGAAGAATGGAAATTCCAAGCAAATTAAGGCTTTACGCTTATCATAATCTGATTGCTATCGACCAACTATTCAATGCCTTAACAGGTGGCGCAGCAGACGAAACATTATCAAGTCGCACCTATCGCGGAGCAATATTAGCCGAACAACCAAAAAAACGTTGGCGAGTACTCTATCGTTTTATTAATTGGCTGTTTAGAGATAAAAACCATTGCAAAACCGCATACGAAAGCGAAATAAGCGGGAAACAGCGCGATTATCGGTTCAATCAAGGGGATGCAAAATGAGTGAAATAATTTTTGATTGGATCCGTGGGGATGATGAATTCGAAACACTCATTTTCAATAATGATGACGACACCCCAATGGACTTTACAGGGAGTCAATTTGATTTGCATATCGTGCCGGAACGAAGTCAATCAGAAACCATTAAGCTATCAACATCAAATGGCTTAACCGTTAAAGAAAACGAAATCACACTGCACGTGTCGCACGATCAAACAGAAAATGCAGATTGGTCGGTGGCAAGTTGGGATTTGCAACAAACTGACAAGAACGGATTAATTAGCACCCTTTGCGGTGGCAAAGTGCGGTTAAAACGGGATGTTACAAGGGGGTGAAATGTGTATAAAGACTAAGGCGAAAGCCAAACACAAAGTGACACTCAAGCCTAAACAACAACACAAAATCACCGTTCAAAAAGGATATGCCAATATAGGCGGTGATCTTGATACAAGCAAATTACCAAACATCAACGAATTAATTATTCACTACAACATCGGAGCGCTTTAATGGCAAGACAAGAATTTAATCAAACCATCACAGAATTTGCTGAATTTGTGGGGATGAAAGATAAAGAGATTATCAAGCTAATCGGGGCAATGCAAAGCCTAACCACAACTCAGAAAGATACGATTGTTGGTGCAATCAATGAGATGAATCAGCGAATCAACAGTCTATCAAGTAATGCGGCCGGCATTAATGATAGCGCAACAAATGAAACAGCAACATTGTCGGCCAAGAAAATTCTTGAGCTTTTAAACCAAGCGAAAGCCGATGTCAAAAATGAGCTTTTAGGCGGTCAAGTTGAAGCAAGCATTGACACCATCAAAGAGCTTGGCGATATGTTGAAGAACATTCAAACAGGTGAAGATGGCTTAAATAAATTGGTTCAAAAAATAACTCAAACAAATCAATCTTTGTCACTTCTTGTTGGTAAATTTACAGTGTTGGACGGAATTAACCTTAAAGAAGCCTACAATCGAGGTTATAACCAATAATGGCGTTTGATACAGCAATTACAGAGTTAGCAGAATATATAGGAAGTGAAGTTAGAAGAGTTGAGAATAAAATTCCGACTGGCATTTCTGCACAACCTACAAATTCTAATATCATCACTGGAGACGGAAGACCCGATAAACCTGACACAACAAGGTTTCTTAATGGGTCTAACGTTTATGAAAATAAGATTAAAGGTAATGAGCCAAACGGAACTTTTTATAACTCAACAAACGGTGCAGGCGTTGGAGCATACCTATGGCAAAAGCAAAATGGACAGTGGACTGTTATATCGGGTGATACAGGTATTAGACGACTATCTAACATTTCTGTAAATATTAAAGAAGGGGCTATTCATTTAAGACGAGTGAATAACAGAGTTGAGTGTTCTTTCTATGCGGGGCGTTGGGACACTATTTCTTTTTACGGGAGCAGTAATCCTAAATTCACGAGGAAAAATCACGCCAAGCGAATGGATATTTTACCCCCTCCGAGAATACCAGTTGGCTTCCGTACACGCACGCCTATTATGCTTCCGTTTTATAGCGATGACGGCGATGAAATTGCTACTGTATATGTTGCTAGTATAGGCGATAGAGCTTATATTGAATTAAGATTTAGGGATAAAGTACCTACGCAGGATTTGGACTATATGCGTATGCCTGTTATCAGCTGGATAACAGACGACCCATTCCCTGAAGTTCTGCCTTAATTTAAATAAAGTGCGGTCAATCTTGACCGCATTTTGTTACCCCGTTTTTCACACTTCCAACCGCTCGCACTGCTCTATTCTCTCGATCACAATAAAGACATTATTTAACCAATAGAAACCATAGGGCTAAAATATGTCTGATGAATATCTCCATGGGGTCAAGGTAACGGAAATTGCCGAAGCCTTGCGAACACTCACCACATCATCCACTGCAGTTATCGGTTTAGTGGCAACCGCACCTGATGCTGATGCATCGGTTTTTCCACTCAACAAACCCACTCTTTTAACTGGCATCACCGCCGAAGTCCAAGCGAAAGCCGGTAAACAAGGTACATTATCCCGTGCATTGGATGGCATTGCGGACATCGTGAATTGTAAAGTGGTCGTCATTCGAGTGGAAGAAAACGATGACGAAAGCACCATGAAAGCAAACGTCATCGGCACAGTGGACAGCGACGGCAATTACACTGGCTTAAAAGCGTTTTTAGTCTCTGCTGCCGTTTGTGGCGTGAAACCGCGTATTTTCTGTGTGCCGAAGTATGACAGCCAAGATGTCACCACCGAGCTTTTAAGCGTGGCGAAAAAATTGAATGGCTTTGTGTATGCATCGTGCGGTTCAGCCAAAACCAAAGAAGAAGCGGTGACTTATCGCCGTAATTTCTCACAGCGTGAATTAATGCTGATTTTCGGTGACTTCTTATCGTTCAACCCGAACACCAAAGCAACCGAAGTGGATTATGCAGTCGTCCGTGCAGCAGCAATGCGTGCGTATCAAGATAAAGAATACGGCTGGCACACTTGCATTTCTAACAAAGGTTTAACTGGCGTCACTGGCGTGACTAAACCACTTTCATTTGACATTAACGACAGTGCGACCGATGTCAACTACTTGAATGAACAAGGCATCACTTGTTGTGTGAATCACAATGGCTTCAAGCTATGGGGATTACGCACCTGTTCAGCAGACAAGTTATTCATCTACGAAAACTACACCCGCACCGCACAAGTGTTGAAAGACACCATCGCACAATCATTTGATTGGGCCGTGGATAAAAACATCAGTGTGATGTTGGTGAAAGAAATCGTGGAAGCGATCAATGCGAAATGGCGTGAGTATGTGGCGAAAGGTTACTTAATCGGCGGTAAAGCATTTATCAATTCATCATTGAACACTGCCGCAACCTTGAAAGATGCAAAATTACTTGTGTCTTATGATTACTGCCCTGTTCCGCCATTAGAACAATTAGGCTTTAACCAATACATCAGCGATGAATACCTTGTGGAATTCGCCGCAGAGATTGCCAAAGTAGGAGCATAACAAATGGCTTTACCACGTAAATTAAAACTCATGAACTTCTTGGCAGACGGTAATTCTTACCGTGGCCAAGTTACCGAAATCACCCAACCTAAATTAGCAATGAAACTGGAAGAATACCGTGCAGGCGGCATGATTGGTCCAGTGAAAGTGAATTTAGGCGTGGAAGGCTTGGAAGCGCAATTCAAAATGGGCGGTTACATGACCGAACTCATTAAAGAATTTGGCGGAAAAATTGACGGTTCAGCATTACGTTTTGCGGGTGCATATCAACAAGACGACACAGAAGAAGTCACCGCCATTGAATTGATTATGCGTGGTCGTTTCAGCGAAATTGATAACGGCACAAGCAAATCAGGCGATGACACCGAACAAAGCTACACCGTGCCATTAACCTATTACAAAATCATCGAAAACGGCAAAGATTTGGTCGAGATTGATTTACTCAACTCAATCTTTATTGTCGGCGGCACTGACCGCTTGGCTGAACACCGTTCAGCGATTGGCATCTAATCACCACTTAGCCCCGCAAGGGGCTTTTATTAAATCACTCCCCCACGCTTAAGCGTGGCATTTTTAAAGGTATAAAAAATGAAAAACGAAAACAGCAAAGTGATCACATTAACTAATCCACTTGTGCGTGGCGAAAACAAAATCACCGAAATCACCGTCAACAAACCCACCGTGCCGGCATTAAAAGGCTTGAAAATGTTTGACGTGTTGCAAATGGACGTGGACGCATTGCAAGTGTTGCTCACTCGCGTGACAAATCCTGTGTTGCACAAATCAGACTTTTCCACAATGGAAGTGGCAGACTTCACCGAGCTTGCGGCGGTGGCTGTCGGTTTTTTAGGGAAGAATTCGGAAGCGGAAGCGACCGAATAATGATTGCCGCCACGGTAGAAGATGCCATGGCGGACATTGCACTCATTTTCCATTGGCAACCACAAGCATTTGAGCAAATGACATTTGCCGAATTAATGACATGGCGAGAAAAAGCAAGGGAACGAAATGAAACAGAAAATGATTGATTATGTATTAAATATGCCACGGCATATTGTGTGGCGTGGAATCTTTATTCTTTCCATCGTCTTTTGGTTGCTTGTGATTTTCGGCATTGCATTTCTCTTTCGCTAATTCACCAAGTGCGGTCAGAAATCACGGGATTTTTTGACCGCACTTTTCTTTAGGAATAATTATGGCCACGATTTTAATCTTCTTTTTCTATTTCTTGTCAATTATCACCGCAACAGTTTGCGCCACGTTTTTGATGTATCACAACGTTAATGGTTGGGGTTGGATTATCGCCATCGCCATTGCATTGACATTTATCCAACTACACGTAAAGGAACTCTAGCATGTTTCAAAACTTTGCCTTGGCCGCACTTGGGATGTTTGTTTTTACACGGCAAACTGTGCCTTTCCAAAGCTTAGACCGCACATCAACGTGGCGACATCCAACTAATGCGATTGTGGGCGCAATGCCGAAATCACAATTCACCGGAAAGGAAAGCGAAACCGTGACAATAGGCGGGCGACTTATCCCCGAAATCACGGGCGGCAGATTTTCCATTAAAGCGTTGGAATTAATGGCAGACAGTGGCGGCGCATTTCCGCTGATTGATGGTGCAACTTTTGAGATTATCGGCTTTTTTGTGATTGAAAATATCCAAGAAACCCGCACAGAATTCTTTGGCGATGGCGCACCCCGTGCCATTGACTTCACCATGAACCTTAAACGCACTGACGATCCGATGTTGATTGCCATTGCAGACAGTTTAATGAGTAATCTTTAATGTTAGGCTTAGATTTTAACGACAATCACCGCACCCCCGCTTTTAAAGTGGTGATCACCACAAAAGACAACAAACAGCAAGACATCACGCAAGTGGTATCAAGCCGTCTGATCAATTTGTCTTTAACCGATAATCGTGGATTGGAAGCGGACACGCTCGACTTGGAACTATCCGACCATGACGGCAAGTTGGCTTTACCGCCACGCAATGCCACAATCAGCCTTGCACTTGGTTGGAAAGGCGCACCGCTGATTGACAAGGGGAAATATTCGGTCGATGAAGTGCAGTTTTCGGGCGGTGCATCGTCTGCCGATAAGCTCACCATTCGGGCAAGAGCGGCAGATTTAAAAGGCACGTTCACCGAACAGAAAGAGCGGTCATTTCATCAAAAGAAATTAGGCGAAATCGTCAACGAAATTGCACAGGGGAACAAGCTCAAAAGCCAAGTGGCGAAAGAGCTTGCAAACCGCTTAATCGACCACATCGACCAAACCAACGAAAGCGACATCAATTTGCTGACACGCCTTGCAGAAGAACACGGGGCAATGTGTACGGTGAAGAATGGAACGTTGCTATTTATGCCATTAGGCAAAGGGAAAACCGCCACAGGGAAAGATATTCCACTGCGGAAAATCACCCGCAAAAATGGTGATAACTACAATTTTTCTATCGCTGAAATTGAAAACTACAAAGCCGTGCGGGCGTATTGGCACGATACGGACAGCGGCAAGCGTGGCGAAATCACGGTGGATGAAAACACCAAGATTGTGAAAAAACAGCGTATGACGAAAGGCAGAACGCTAAAAAACGGCACTGTGAAAGGCAGACGATTAAGCAAACGCAAATACAACGAAATTGAGCAACAAGAACCCATTACAAGTGACAGTTCTCAAATAAAATCACTGCGACACACCTACGCAAGCGAGAAAACCGCCATTACTGCCGCCAAATCCGCCTTTGATAAGCTAAAACGTGGCGTGGCAACATTTAGCCTTAATCTCGCCTTTGGTGAACCTGATTTAATGCCAGAAACGCCGATTGAACTTTCAGGGTTTAAAGCCGAAATTGATGCAACCAATTGGCTAATTACAAGAGTAACACACAATCTTTCAGACAGCGGCTTTACCAGTCAGATTGAATGCGAATTGAAAGTGGAAGATGAAGAAGTGGACGTGAAAAAGGTGAAAAAATAAAGCGGTCGAATGACCGCTTTATATCAACAAGGAATTTCCCCTGTTTCTATCATTTTTCTGAACTGGATTTCATTTAACAATATCGCTCCAACATTCATTGCGGCATCAATTTTTGACGGTCCCGCGTTATATCCTGTTACTAAAAAATTCAAATTGTGCGTCACTGTTTTTCGCACTTTAAAATCATGAACCTTTGCAAGAATTTCCAAATTTTCCTTATCGGCTTTTGAAAAGCCTGTAAAACAAATTTCAAGCGGGCTTGATTTTGATTTTTTAATCTGCAGTTTTGGTCGGTATTTTACCGTGTAAATTCCTTGTCTTTCTAACCATTCTTCAACAGGATAATATTCACCTTCTTGTTCGATTAATCCATCAATGCGATCAATACGGAATGTTCTTGTGTCATTTGCAGTGTGGCAATACCCCTCAATATAAACATCATCAACATGAACCACACGCACTTTGCGATGTTTTGTTATGCCATCTGCATTAGTGTATGTGAATTCAATGACATCTTTATTTTCAAGTGGCATTGAAACTGCTGAATATTCTTTTTTTATAGACTGCTTTTGTTTTTTCTTTTTCGACATAATGTAAAAAAAGACTATAGGCGCAACAATCCAAAAGAAAAATCCCCCTGCAGTATTACCGAAATATTCAGAAATCATTCCGGCAATGACTAAGAGCAGAAGCGCCAATAATAAACAAATAAGCATTAAAGGGTCCTACCACTTCCGCCACTTCATCGGCATGCTGAAAACCACACGACCGTGGATAAATACATCGTCATCTTGCGTGAATGTCCATTCTTTGTAGGTTGGGTTGTCGGAAATGACGAACATTTCTTTTCCCACTTTTTGCAAACGCTTGATGAATGTTTGGCCGTCAAAGGTGAAAACATAAAGCCCATCGGCGGCAAAGTAATTTTCGGAAATATCCACATAAAGCAAATCACCGCTTTCAAGGGTTGGCGCCATGCTGTCGCCTTTTACGGTAATCAACTTCAAATGTTTTGCATCAGCACGTCCGAATTGTTGACGGAAGAACGTTAAATCAAATTCTTGTGAAAGCAAGCCTTGTTCGGTTGGGCTTAAATATGCCCCGTTTCCGGCACTTGCTTCCACGTCCAAAATATCAATCCGCACTGTGTTTGGGTTTTGCGGTTCGCTCACTTCTACAATGCGATAAGACGGATCAGGGTCGCCTTCACCTGTTTTTAACCAATGCGGATCCACATTAAGTGCGGTTGCAATTTCTAAGATTTTTTTAGGGTTTCTAGTTTCGCCACTCAAAATCTTAAAAACAGAAGGCTGCTTAATACCGATTAATCTTGCCAATTCCGCTTGGGATATGCCTTTTTCATACATTAATGAAGTTAAGCGTTCAGATAAAGTTGCCATAATTTCTCCTATATTTTGATTTTATAACTAAAGCTATAGAAAATAAATTTTCATTTAGCTATTGACTATGGATAGTTAAACCTATAATCTATAGCTAAAACTTAGTTATAGGAAATTATTTATGAATGTTTTTATAGTTAAAGCAATAGAAAAAGCTGGCGGGCAATCAGCATTAGCTAAAAAATGCGGCGTTAGTCAGCCAACCGTAAATCAGTGGCTAAAGGGTGGAAAAATGGATGTGAAATATATCCCCGCCATTATCAAAGCAACAGAAGGCAAAGTAAGAGCCGAAGATTTACGCCCTGATGTGGATTGGGCAGTGATTAGAAACAGTTAAGGTGGTGAATGTGAACGTAGATCATAAATGCGCAAATTGCGGAAGTAACAACATCCGTGTGCGAACTTCCGAAAAGATCGGTTTATTGTCAATCGATGTGTTGGCTTACTGCAACAACTGCGGCACAGAATTAAGAGTGCAAAGCCAAATTACAAGAGTAAGAACGCCAATTTATAACGACCGCCCAGAAGCATTAAGTGCGAATAAGCCGTTAAATCAGATTGACGAGCGTCAGCAAGAAATCGACATCTAGTCTTTAATTTCAATCAAGATTTTTAAACACAGTCGTTTGAAGAAATTCATGCGACAGGATTTTTGCAACCAAAATTTAGGGAGAACAAGAAAATGTCACGTAAAAACTATGTGTACGACAACGGGAAAACACACAAAGAACGTGTGAATGTGTATCAGTTAGAAAAACGTGTGAAAGCGTTAGAAGTGCAAAACCAAGCAATTAAACGTCATCTTCAACATCAAATCGGCTTAAACCAACAACAAGTGCTATTGAATGAAACACTTTCCGACCGTGTGGCACTGCTTGAAAAAGCCAGTTGGAACAAGCAAGGGATGTTTGGTCGTTGGTTAAGTTGGGTTCAAGGCAAATAAGCAAGGGGGCGTGTGATGTACGTTTCAGGCAAAGAAAGTGCGGCGGCAAAATTCTGCAAAGAAAATCAAATTGCGGTTGAGCCTGTGCAAAGTTGGGGCGATTGCCGCCATGTGATCGGTAAAAGTCGCTATCGCGTGGAATACGCTTTCAGCAACCTTTCACAAGGCGAAAGAGAAATCCTGTTGGCAATGGCAGAACTCGACATCAATGATTTAGTTAGCACCACATTTTCAGGCGAGAAACTACACCACTACACCGAAAACGGACAACGCAAAATCGCCAAGGCGTTTCGCAAAGTGCGGTTGATTTCGGGGATGTTTCCGAAAGGCATTACCGAACACGAATTCACATTGATTGATAAAGCATTGAATTAGGGGGAAGTATGGCAACCGTGATTTTAAGCCGTGGCGCATTGAGCATTGTGGCAAAGGAATATTATCAAAAACTAGATAAGGCACAGGAAAAATTATTCGCTTACATCTATCACTTAGACAAAGGCGATGAAGAACAAGCAAGACAAGCATTTAATGAATTTATTGAAAACGGTGATTTAGCGACAAAAGCACGCCAAATCTTTTTACAAAAATACAGAGATTGGGAGCAATGGCAAGCCAATCCACGGAGAAAAACAGCATGAGAACAAAATTCATCGCCTTTAGAACGGCAAGCGAAACTGCAGCAGAAGCAGAACGAGCAGAACAATTTTTAAAAGCCGCACAGTCTTGGCGAAAAGCCTATCAGTTAGCACCAAGTACACCGGATGAAGATTGGTGCTTTGCACGTGCAGATCGTTGTTTTAAAGCCGCCATTGATACAGGCGCAATTAAAGTAAGAAAAAGCAGACAGTTAGATTTCAAGGATTTTTTGGAGAAAGGCAATGAGTGATTTTTTCATTGGATTAGCGGTGGTGATGTTGGGATGTTTTATGGCCGCCGCCTTATTAGATGCCGCCTTGTGTTGGTTGGCAAGTTGGATAAGCAAGCACTTTTAAGGAGAAAACAAAATGAGTACCGATATTTACATCAATTTAGATTGCGGAGCCGAATTACAAATCACCAAGATTGGCGACCGTTTTCAAGTGTTAGAGATTGTCGCAGATAGTGACGGTTGGCGAAAACAAAAAGCAAGAGTGATTGGGCGATTACACAACACCATCATTGGCGCAGTGAATGAAGTCCGCAACTTTGCCTTGGCACAATATGAAGTGCTTTCACTCACTGAAATGGAAAGTGCGATCAACTCAACCAATCAAGCCATTAAAGATTACTTTGATCAGCACAATGAATATTTAGCAAACTTACAAAGAGCATAGAAATAAAATGATGAACTGGGAGCAACAACGAGACAATAACATCGCTAAACGTGATTCAGCGATGGAAGAAGCTCGTTTGGCAAGAATGGAAAGTGCGGCTAAAACTCACCGCACTTTAGACTTGCCGCAAGCAACTGCCGCACAAATTGAGCTGTTTGCGGTTGCTCCTAATCATTTTGATTATGTTGAAAAACTGCTTTCAGATTTACCACGCAAACGCCAACGTGAACACTTCCGTAATGTGTGGTTGCGTGCTTATCGCAGTGTGAAAGATGATGGGTCAATTAGTTTTAGCTTAGGCAATAAACAAGCCCGCATTGCCAACACCACCTTGCGTGATGTTTTAACAAATCGTTTGGAAGCCGTTTTTGAGCAATATCGCATTTCTGTTTCGTGGTTGCTTGAACGCAAACACTATTCAGCCAACTTGGCCATGCAAAAGCCTGTGGATAGTAAAGGCTTGCATTTCTACCTATTAGGCGAACGCCAATTAAAAGAAATCGCCTATAAACTCGCCTTGCACTTCAACGGATTGCAAAGCGATTTCGTGGAAGATTGTGCCAATCAAAAAGCCGTTGGGCTATTAAGTGCGGTCGATTTTTCACGCCTAAGCAGTGAACTGCACCGCCTTTGTGCTGATGTTTGCAAAAATATTGGCTTTCCACTTAAAAGCCAACACCGCCTAGAAGAAGGTAAACGCCTTTCTGTGCAACAGCAAGAAGGCGAATTGTTGCGTGTGGTATGCGAAAAATACTGGTTTCGCACATTACGCAGCACGCAAAAACGCCTTATCGAGCATTTGGCGATTGGTTGCGGTGAAGTATCAGCAAAAGTCAGCCCTTACATTTCAACAGGTGCATTGAGCGATTACCGCAATCAACAAAAAGCCAACTTGGAATATTTAAAACAGATGATTATTGAAAACATTGACGATCCATCCGAACAGGTTGAATTGATGGCGATGTGGCAAAAATCTTCAGGTAATCCTGCCATCCGTTTTAACGAGATGATGAACCGCTTGCGTGGCGTGGACGAATGGGCAACAGAAAAAGGCTATGTGTCATTATTCTTAACCATGACCGCCCCTTCATCTTTCCATGCAACCCATAACAACGGCACAAATAACAAGAAATGGAAAGGTGCAGACCCACGCACAACCCACGCTTATTTAAGCAAGAATTGGGCGCAGTTGCGTGCCTTGTTTGCTAAACGTGGCATTGGCTTTTTTGGCATGCGTGTTGTTGAACCGCACCATGACGCCACTCCACACTGGCATTTGCTTGTGTATGTAATAGCAGTAACAAAAGAAGAAGTGATCCGTTTATTTAAATCAAAAGCTTTAGAGTTAGACGGCGATGAATTCGGGGCGAAAAAACACCGATGCAGAGTAGATGAAATTGACCCTGCCAAAGGTTCTGCCGTTTCTTATATTGCGAAATACATTGCCAAAAACATTTATGCGGGCAATCAAAAAGACGAAACATCGGACGAAGTGGAAGGATTGAAACTTGACGAAAACGTGCAACGTGTGCGTGCGTGGGCGAGCCTTTGGGGAATTCGTCAATTCCAGTTTTACGGCAATCCGCCAATTTCTGTATGGCGTGAATTACGCAAATTAGAGAAATGGCAGTTAGATGATGTGGATGATAAGACCATTGCAGACGCGCAAGCGGTTTGTGATGTGTCTTGTTTTGCAAGCTATTTAGAGTTGCAAGGGGGCGCAATGGCTAAACGTGAAGATCAGCCGTTATGCGTGGAATATGAAGAAAGTGAGCCGAACCAATACGGCGAAACAAGAAAGAAAATTGTGGGGGTGAAAAACCGTTTCAGTTTAGCAAGCGTAAGAACCAAACTTAAAAATTGGGTTATCAAAAAAGGCACAGTGGCAGATGTTGCAGCTGATGCCAATGCGGAGACCACCGAAACAAACAAGGAGCGTAGCGACGCTTGGACTTGTGTCAGTAACTGTAACCGTTCAGAAATTGAACAAAAGGTAAAAAATGCACTTTTACCGGTCGGATTTATGATTAATAGCTCGCAAATTGATCTGTTAATCAAACATAAGCGGTTACGGATTAATGACTTTCAGTGGATTTGTTATGAAAACGACAACGTTTTCATTAAAGAAGAAAAAATACCACTCTTTTCTGTGAAAAAATTTAGTCAGAAAGTGACTGGATTTTGGGAAAGATTGGGGAAAATGTAGGTGGATTATGGGATTATCAGAACAACAGTTGGCCTGTGTGAAGGCAGATGAATTGGCTTACCAGTTTTTAGAGTATTTGAAATATTATCATCCATTACCATTCCCTGAAAACGAATGGAATGACCCTAAGAATAAGGTTACTTTTGGAATTCGTTTGGCATTAGGTCAATATTATCAAAAGGGAGCATGTGCGGCGGGAATTAAGTTTTCTGATTTTGTTCAATGTTTAAGTAGCGATTGTTGTAATGGTTGGTTTCAAGCTGCAAGAGAAGCGGGATATTTGCCAAAATACAGAAGAACACTAGCTAAAAAATATAAAATACCAAGAAGATATACAGCACCACAAGACGCTGACTGGCTATATTATGAATAATAGAAAATTAAAAACAAATGAGGCATAAAATGACAACATTAACACAACTTATTAAAAATATCGAAAATTGGGCAGAAGCTCGCAATTTGATTGCTGGTTCTACACCGAAAAAACAATTCATTAAATTAATGGAAGAATTCGGGGAGCTATGCAGTGGCGTATCTAAAAATAAAATTGATGTGGTGAAAGATAGCATCGGGGATTGCTTTGTGGTGATGGTGATTTTGGCCGCACAACGCAAGAAAGATGAAATGCGTTCATCTGCTGAAATTACTGATCAATGCAGATATTTTAACGTTGATATTGAAAGCCGCTTAATTGAAGCATTGTCAAGCTTGAATCGTTTAAGTTATGAGTTAAGTAGTCCAGAAAATATTAGTGCTTTATTTGGTTTGTTCTTTATTGAGATAGTCGAAGTTGCACGTTATTTTGATTTAGATATACACGATTGTGTGCAAGCGGCATGGGATGAAATCAAAGACCGCAAAGGCCGTATGATTGACGGCGTGTTTGTGAAAGAAGGTGATTTATAATGGAACGCTATTTTTCAATAAAAGAGATCGTGCAGACGGGGATTTGTTCAGAAGCAACGGTGAAGCGTTGGATTTCTAGCGGCAAGTTAAAGTCTTATAAATTCGGTCGCTCCCGTAAGATTGCGGAAAGCGACTTGAACGAATACATTAAGACTTGTCGGCAATAATTTCTTTGAATAAACCATTCGCACATTTTTCAACATAGTTGGCCCATTCTTGAAACGTCTTTAATCGGTAAGGCAAATATTCCGCCCGATTATAGGCGTTTCGTATTTCATCAGAATTCAAATGGCTTAGGCAAATTTCGATGACTTCTTTATCTAATCCAAGTTCTAGGCGATTATCATTGCAATAGCTGCTGAATAGCGACCGTATGCCGTGATTTGTCATGGTGCCTTTGTATTTGCCGCCGTCCATTGTTTTTATGACTTCATTCGGCGTTTGGCTATTGATATGCTTTTCATTTCTCGACTTTGACAAAGTGGACGGGAATAAATATTCCTTATTTGCGTGCTGTTTGATGTATGAAAGCAATGTTTCTGCCTGTTTGCTTAATGGCACAAGGTGCAATCGCTCCCCTTTCCCGCCTTTTGAAATTTCCACTTGCCACACTTTGCCATTGGGCGAATGTTCGTGTTCGATGATGTCCGAATATTTTGCCCTGACGGTTTCGCTCGCCCTTGTGGCGTTAAGCAATCCCCATAAAATCGCAAGGCGAACAGTTTGGGATATGTTGGCCCGTGCAAGGCTGATCATAAATTCCGGTAAGGCTTTGTAATGGATTGACGGGTGATGTTTGTTTTTGTTCACTGCAGGCAGATCATCGCCAAGATATTTCCATTTGTTATTTTCCCAATATTCAAAACGTTCTGCATATTCGGCGATTGACTTCAAAACCAAATAACGCTTTTTCAATTCAGCCGTTGCGCCTGATTGGCGATAAGGTTCAAGCACGGATAAGCCGTGTTTTAGTGTCAATTCTTTGAAAGGTACGTCACCAATTAAATCAATGGCGGAATTGACACGTCTTTCGGTATCAATTTTCGTTTTATCTGTGTAATTGCCTTGTTCTTTACCGATTTTCGCACGATACAAAAGCCATTCATTCGCAACATGGGCAAATGTGCTTTGTTGTTCTTTTAGTGCATCTATGGCTTGTTTACGCTCAAATTCATGCGGGTCAATCTTATTGGCTAATAGTTGGCGGAATTCAAGTGCTTTTTGACGAGCATCTTTAAGCGAGACTGCAGGGAAAGAGCCGATGGTTTTTTCAGTGCGCTTTAATGTGTAGGGGCGTTTGTAATTAAATACCCACGTTTTCACCCCGTTGGGCTTGACGACAAGTTTCAGCCCTTCCCCATCGAATAAATAATAGATCTTTTCTGCCGCTTTGGCGTTGTTTACCTGTGCAATGGTTAGCTGCTTGATGATTTTTGCCATGGTAGGAATTTCATAAAATGGTAGTAAGATTTTGCGCATTGTAAGTTCTTACTTCCATTTTTACTACTAAAAAATGCGATCGTTTGTGAAATTAACTGATCTTTTAGGCAGTATTAAGACACTAAATAAAAACGGTCAAATCATTGAAATTTCAATAAATTTGACCGTTTATGATCTTTTTAGATCTTGTTTTGTGGTGGAGCTGGCGGGAGTTGAACCCGCGTCCGAAATTACTCTACCTTCAGTACTACACGTTTAGTCTCGTCTTT